GGATTATGGGCGCGTCGCGCTGGGGATTAAGTAACCCATGACTATGACCGTGCCAGAACTAATTGAATGGCTTGAAGATTCAGTTAAAGGCGCAGACCAACAGGCACAGGAGAAAGATTCTGGCTGGTGGGCTGACGGCAAACTGACCGACCTTCATTATGACGTCGGCTACTACCGTGGTCGGCGCGACGCGTGGCGTATCGCCGCAACCTACCTCAGGCAAAGTTACTACCTTGAGGCACGGCCCAAACGCTGGCCCGACGGCACAGAAATTAAGACTGGATCAATCGGTGGTCTTTCTGGAGTCGCGCCACAAAAATTAAGAACTTGGGAAGGCGAGCCGGGCGACCCGGAAACCGAGAATAATTACCTTGACGTTAACGACCCGATGCGCTATAAATGAGCCATGAATCCAACTGATCCAAGAGTAAGAATTGCTGTCCTTGTCGGCGCATTGAAGCTTGAAGTCGCCGGAATGAAGCGGCGCGGCAGGTCTGTCTATGCCATCGTCAAGGATGAGTTCGGGCTACGCGGCAACAAGAAGCGCGTCCTTGAACAGTTACAAGAAATTAAAGAGCGGCTTAATGAGCCGTACCCACCCAAAGCGGAGAAATAAAATGTCTCACTTTTATGCAACAATCCCTACCTCGGCGCGAAAGACTGTACCCACGGCGCGTGGCCACAAGTCCACCGGAGTGGAGACTATCGGCGCGTCATGGAAGGGCGGCATCTTGACCAGCTTGTGGCACGACGCCGAAACTGACCGAGATATGTTTGAGGTCTGGATGGTGCAACATCACGGCGCGGGGGATTCTCGCCTCTTGGCGCGTGGAGTTGTGGGCGATGCGTCAGTAATAGAGTTTCCCATAATGGGCAACGGCGGGAACTACTTCCTGACAAATAAAACTATGCGAGAAGTTCACGCTAAAGACTAAACCACAAAATCTACAGGGTATTTCTCTTTTCTCCTGTAGTCTTTCTTGGCTCTATGAAAACCGCCTTTATTTTTGTTGTTTTTCGCTACCAGATTTCGCCGTCTTTTGGCGGCGCGTCTGGATTTATTTTGGTCTAGAATTGGTTCAGAAATGGTTGCACCTGTCTTAATGAGGGCCAGTGTGATAGACCCTATAAAACCCAGCTTGGCGAAGATGGATATTGTCGCGGCATGGCTTACCATGGATTCATACTATCACATAAGCCCGCGTTTTCCAATGCGCCGCCCTCTAAGCGCACCCACCAGCAATACCTTGATATCCGATGGAGGGAGCATCAACCCTCATAATTTAGAAGTCGGACACTCCCTTATAACCTATAATATTCGGGGATAAAATGCCAACAGAATCAATAACTTATGTGGATGAACTGATTGTTGAACTTTTGGCCAATGAATTAACTCTAAACAACATCGCTAAAGAATTCGGCGTATCGCGTGGGCTGGTGTATGCTATCAACAACGGGCAGAAGCACAAAATGGACAATTTCAAGTACCCTATAAGGGAATTGGAGGGTCAATTAGACAAGAATTCAGAGAGACAGCAGATGAAGGCCAGAGCCATTGAAGAAAATATGGAGCCAATGGAGACCTACGCGCTACACCTGCCGTGACCAAAAAAATAAAAAGCCCTGATGAGCGACGCATAAAAGCACTCTACGGCGACGATAAAGAGAGGGCCAAGAGATACCGGCGCGGGTGGTATAATGCCGGGAGAATAATTCAAGCAAACCGCTTGCAACCTAAGAAAAAATAGGTATAATACAAGTATGGCTAAGGGCTGGATACAAATCAACCTGAACTGCGGCGCATTTGATGAGGGCGACCAGACCCTCAATGTAACCAAGGTCATGGAGATATTTTGGAAGATCCTAGCGGACACCAAAGAACACAGTTATGTTGGCCGTATACCGGATGATGCGCCGTTTAAACACGCTGATTATCCGACACCGCCAGAAGCATATTGGCAAATAAACCTCAAAGAACCAAAGTTTCTGGTAGAATGTTTTGAGGATGAACATTTCTTCAAGGAGAATGAAGATGACGGTAGTAAAGATGAAGAAGACGATTAGTCGTCCACGGAAGAAGGGGGACAAGGAGCATAAGAAGGATTTTGATGACTTCTTCAAAGCGGCTATTCATATGGAACACATAGCGCGGGATTTTGTCCAACACATTGAGGACTTTGGGATGGATTTCCTTGCCTCAGAGTGGGCCAAGTTCAGGGAAGCACAGGGCGAGTTCTCTCAGGTTCACACCCGCTGCCAACAGGAAAAGGTTGGTAACAAGTGGGCCGAAGACATAACCCACCAGCATTTCTATGATGACGAGTAGAGATGCGGCGCAAAAAGCGGCGCGCCACGCAGTTAGAAGTTCTAGTAAAGCGCGCTAATAACCTCCTCTTACGGGCTGGGGCTGACCGGAAGCGGCTCGGCTCCATCCCTAAAGAGAAACTTCTAAATTCATGTCTGGATTATGTTCAAGAAGTCAAAACTCTTACGGGCATAAGCGGGAAACAAAGAAGAATAACACTGGAGTACCTTTGGGGGATTTATCTAATGCTTCAGGAATACAATTCACCAGAGAGGCACGACTGGCCAGCACAGGCGAAGCGTGAAGTCTCTTGGAATGAAATTGTTGAGGAGATATGGAAAAAGAATGACCAACCAATCCCATCCGCTGAAGCTTTTAGCGGTGGGCTTGGATTCAGGACAGTAAACTGGGATGCCAGTTACTGGATGGCCTCAACCAAGGACAAACATAACCCCTTAAAAGGGTATTGGAATCCCAAAGAAGCGGCCAAGATCAAACCTGTAAAACACTACACCAAAGAAGAGATTGACAAGCTGAACTATGGCAAAGATAAAGACACCCTATGAACTAGCGGTAGATCAGGCCAGTGAAGGGTTCCGAGACAAGCATTGGAAAACATACGGTAGTAAGAGTTCAGTAAAATGGGAACCAATAGAATCAGAAGGCTTTGAATTAAAAGCTGAAGACTTGGCCGAATATGATAAGGTAGACGCCGAGAGGAAGGTCAGGCCAGCCACAGACTTTACTGATGGGGTTCTGGATTTCTTCATGCACGGGGATAAAATATCCGGGCGTAGGCTACCGTTCAGTATTCTGGACAACAAATTCAGGTTTAGAAAAGAAGAAGTCACCGTGTTAGCCGGGATCAATGGGAGCGGTAAATCCCTCTTGGCTAACCAGTGGTTGCTCAAGGCCATGGCTGATGGGGCTGTCTGTCTGGTTGTCTCCCTTGAGATGAGTCCTAAAGCCACACTCAGCAGAATGTGGCGTCAAGCTTCTCTTGATGTAGAACCTACCTTAGATTTTGGGCTGGAGTTTGCCAGATGGACTAACGGTAAGCTGTGGTTCTATGACCAACAAGGGTCTGTTGACCTTAGAACATTAAATGCAGTGATCCGCTGGGCTAGAGATCACTGCAAGATAGATTTTGTCCTTATAGATTCCCTTATGACTCTTAACATAGCAGAGGATGATTATAATGGACAAAAGAAGTGCATAGTTACTCTGGCTAACCTTGCTAGGGAATTGGAAATGCACATCATCCTTGTATGTCATGCCAAAAAGGGTACTGACATCAGGGAAAGGCTAACGCGGTGGAGTATTCGGGGTGCATCATCTCTTGCTGACCGGGCAGATAATATATTTCTGCTTGGGCGCACATTTGACAACGACCCAATGAACGCGGATGCCTACCTTAACTTAGCCAAAGCTAGACACTTTGATGGCGCTGAATGTGACATGGACTTGTGGCTAGACATGGCTTCAATGAACTACCACCTTGCTAATGAACACCCGGAGGCACTGGATATGAATAATGACAGTTGAAGGCGTAATCTGGAGCGTTTTGTTCTTGATTTTTTTAATAGGTATGATATAATAGCCGTATGACTTATAAAAATGAATCCAAACTGAGGTTGGTACGGGTAGCTTGTCGCTCAGTGCACATGGGTGGAACCGCAAAATGACAGGTAATCTAGCGGTGGTAAGCTTGGGTTCATTCTTATGAGTGATATGAATTGGAAACGGTTTGAAAGAAGAGTGGCTGAGATCAGCGGCGGCAAACGCATACCCGTCAATGGCCGCAAAGAACTTGATGTCAAGCACCCCTACTTAGGGATAGAGTGCAAGTATAGAAAGACCCTCCCCGACTGGCTGTTTAAACAGGCTTGGGGTCAAGCCGTTTCCGGTTCATCCAATGACCAAATTCCAGTAATCTGTGTCGGGCAATACAACAGTAAGAAAACCTTTGCTGTATTAGAATTAAAGGAATTAGTTAAATTACTATGTGCTGCTGTTCAATATGAAGATGACATTGCCCCTTGGGGAAGCCCCGATTTTTACTGGGAAGAAAAAATACAAAACTATGGGGGAACTGACCCTGACTAATCCGGCAGAAATTTATGAAGACTACATAGCAATCTCCCGCTATGCTAGATACCTTCCAGAACTTAAGAGAAGAGAGGTATGGGGAGAAACCGTAGCACGGTATGTGGATTTCTTTAAGGACAGGTTTGATCTTGAACCTAGTCTTTCCTCTAATATTTATCACGCCATATACCATAAAGATGTTATGCCAAGTATGCGCTGTCTTATGGCGGCAGGTGAGGCCATTTCGCGTGAGAATATCGCGGCTTATAACTGTGCCTATATAGCAGTAGACCACATCCGGGTATTTGGGGAGTCCCTTTACATCCAGATGAATGGTACAGGTTTAGGCTATTCAGTTGAGAGAGAGAACATCGCCAAGCTTCCAGAGGTAGCGGAGGAATTTCACCCGTCTGACACGACCATTGTGGTGCGTGATAGCAAGTTAGGGTGGGCGACTGCCCTAGACGAGTACGTCAGGCTCCTGTATAGCGGTAAGATTCCTCAAGTTGACACCTCAAAGGTAAGACCCGCTGGCGCTCCACTAAAGACCTTTGGCGGTAGAGCATCAGGGCCGGAACCTTTCAGGAGGATGCTGGATAACTTGGCTGGTATCTGGAAAGGCGCGGCAGGTAGGAAACTTAATTCATTAGAAGTGCATGACGTTATGTGCTACATAGGGGAGTGCGTTGTGGTTGGTGGAGTAAGAAGAACGTCACTCATCAGTTTGTCTAACCATTCAGACGAGAGGATGCGCCATGCAAAAATGGGCAACTGGCAAACAGAAAATCCCCAAAGAAGTCTTGCAAATAATTCCATATGTTATACCGAAAAGCCGGAAATGGGCGCTTTCATGCGTGAATGGTTGGCTATATATGAGAGTAGGTCAGGAGAGCGTGGGGTCTTCAACCGTGCATCATGTAAAAGTATGCTCCCCGAACGGAGAGATCCAGACTACGCTTTCGGTACTAACCCCTGCTCAGAAATAGTTCTTAGGCCGGGGCAGTTCTGCAACTTAACTGAAGTGGTAGCCAGAGCAGATGACACGCTACAAACTTTAGGGGAAAAGATTGCAATGGCCACTATACTGGGAACCCTGCAATCCTGTCTAACAGATTTTAGATTTCTGCGCGGACTTTGGAAAAAGAACTGTGAAGAGGAAAGGCTGCTTGGCGTTTCCCTTACAGGAATATATGATTGTAAGATTCTATACAACGCCAAGGGAGAAGAACTGGAAAAGCTGAAAGAAATAGCCGTAATGACCAATGAGTTGTGGGCTAAGAAGCTAGGGATCAATCAATCTGCAGCAGTAACTTGTGTCAAGCCTAGTGGAACGGTGAGTCAACTCTGTAATTCATCTAGCGGTATACACCCGCGTTACAGTTCCTTCTACAGAAGGGCCGTCAGGGGAGACAAGAAAGACCCTATCTCCACTCTATTGATAGATAACGGTGTTCCCCATGAAGAAGACTTATACAATAAGGAAGCATGGGTATTTTCCTTTCCTATAAAATCCCCAACCAGAGCAATCACCCGGCATGATATTGATCCAAGGTCTCAACTGATAACTTGGAAAACTTTTGCAGAGCATTGGTGTGAGCATAAGCCCAGCATGACCTGCTATGTACCAGAAGACAAGTGGGTTGACGTAGCCGATTGGGTGTGGTACAATTGGGATGTTGTGAATGGGATTTCCTTTCTACCTTCCTCTGATGAGGGCCACATTTACCAACAGG